CGGCATCATGCATGATGACATCGCCGAGGCGCTCTGCAGCGCGCGAGTAGGACAAACCTGGCTCAATCTGCACACCATAGGTGACAGTGAATGAGTTAATGCCTTCCTGAGTGAGGCGGATAAGGCCGTCGTAAAGGGTGAAGCATTCAAGCGGGAAGTCTTCCATAGTCATTTCCTTTGGTCTCATCAGGCAGCGCCTAACGCTGCGACGGGCTTACCTCATGCCCGTTTCGACCTTGGTTAATGTTTAGATAGCAAGTGTTCGGCGATGCGGTAGCTGCCGCCATCCCGCTCGACCATACCGCTATCAAGTAGCTGCGTGGACAAGCGATATTGAGAGCGAATGGCTATGCCTGTAGCTCGCCTCAATTCGGTTAGTGTGTAGGCGCGGGATGGGTCCCGCTCCATGTAATGCATAGCTCTATCTAGCATGTTTCTCATAGTCATTCTCCTTTGGGTTATGCCTGCAGGCAGGCGACGTGATAGGCAGATACGATATCGGCCGAAGTCAATGATTTGTTTGCCCTATTTCCAGCGACGGTGGCGCACCAGGTATTCCACCAATGCTTTGAACCGCCGGTTTCACGGCAGATTTCGACATAACGGTCAATCTTGCCGCGCTTGGTTTCAGGCTTGACCGACTTGGCCAGCTTGAAAGCTGTTTCGGCCAAGCCCAAAGCCTTTAAGTTATGGGTATCGAGGCAGGCGACTTCCAAGCCGCAGATCTGTGCGACAAAGCTTGCCTTGACGATCCCTAAACCCGGTACATTGGACAGGACATCGACAGCGCCAATCACGTCATTGAGTTCGCAAGCCTTAGTCACGGCAGCAAACAAAACCTCTTGGTGGTTGAGTGCATAGGTGTAGCCAATCCGCTTCGAACCGAAGAGGTACTTTGATTGGGCGCCATTCAAGCGAATGTCGCGCATCTGATTGGCAACCGATTGAAGCGGCTGTTGAATGGTCGCCAGCACAAAGGCGATGACATCGGTCAGGCCTTGCGGCGAAGCGAGCGCATGGGAGCGCATCAGAGGCATATCACGGTCGTACATCATCGTTACTCGGGTTAGTGGTCTCATCAGGCAGCGTCTTACGCTGCGACGGGCAAAGCCCGTTTCGACCTATTCGGCGCTGAGACTGTTGGCGATTTCGAACCAATTGACGTGGATCAGCGCGGCGCCGATCAGATCGTTAGCAAAGCCCGGGACAGTTGGATTGGCGCAGACATCGTCAATCAAAAGTTCGACGTAGTCTGAGATGTGGTCAGCACTCATGCCTCTCACTTCGTTGTAGGTGGCTTCGTCATTGGTGAGCCAGAGATTGACGAGCCACGTCTCGCGATTGCTCCAGCCGTTGTAGGGTGTCTCGGTAGTCATTTGCTCATCTCCTTGTTTCTATGGATGTAATATAGCCGAACCATTGACCCGGGTCAATGGTTTTGTTGACCCATCCCAATGTTTTTCGATCACGAAATGTTACAATTTGACTGTTGTGTGGTATCTGCTTACCGTTCGCGGCTGAGATGTCGCGAACGCCCACAATCACGGTTTTAAAGCCCGCACAGGAGCTCTTTCTAATCCTGCTAGTGGAACAAGGCTTTAGCGCAACGCAAGCCTACGGGCAGGCCTATCCGACCTGTAAGCCGTCGGCCTTGCCGGCCTGCAGTTCGCGTTTGCTCAAGAACGCTAAAGTGTTAGCTCGCAAGGCTGAGTTAGAGGCACAGAAAGCCGTTGTGAGCCGCGCCGCGACACGTGTTACGGCCGAGCTCATAACCCGCGAATTGCTGGAAGTTGCGCGCCTCGCAAAGCAGGATAAGCAGCTTGGCGCGGCTTCGGCTGCGCTGATGGGCGTCGCCAAGATACACGGAATGCTTGTAGAGAAGCATCAAGTGGACGCTCTAATCAGGCGACCTACAACAGCCATCAGCGGCCCTGATCAGATGACTGAGCTGCAATGGCTACAGGATTTTGGTACAGTAATAGACGTAGTAACCAATGGTAATGATGATGGTATAGTTGATGTATTCGGAGTAGATGATAAGTAGTCTATAGTATAGCGTGACAGTATAGACAAGCGGCTGACTTGGTCAATCGATTGACCAAGAGACGGTGGGGCTTACCCGAAAAGTGGGTACACGCTCCGGTTGTAGGGGGGTAGGGGGGTGTCCCACCCCCTCCACGGATTTCCTTCTCGGAGCAGAACCCGAAAAAAATCCAAAAAATTGCTTTTCTGAGGAGTGCAACCTATGAGTGCATTGGCAGAGCGACAGGTGCAGATCGGTTTTCGCCCCCAGCCTGGCCCCCAGGTGGCCTTCCTCCGTGCCCCCTTCGACATCGTCGTCTACGGCGGCGCCCGTGGCGGCGGCAAGAGCTATGCCACTCTGGGCGAGTTCTGGCTGCACGCCGAGGCCCACGGTCAACACGCCAGAGGTCTGATGGTCAGAAAGACGCGAGAAGACCTGAAGGACACCATCGACACCGCGCTGATTATGTATGGCAACGCCGCCACCTGGAACGAACAGAAGAAGTTCTTCCGCTTTCATAACGGTGCCGTTCTACATATGGCTTACTTGGAAAGCGACAGCGATGCTCAGAATTACCAGGGTTGGTCACTGACCCGAGTCTATGTCGAGGAGCTGACCCAGTACGCCGATAGTCGGCCGATCTTCAAGCTGATGGCGACGCTCAGATCCGCAAAACAAGGCATCAAGTGCCAGTTCCGCGCCACCTGTAATCCCGGCGGTCCTGGTCACCAGTGGGTCAAGCAGTGGGTCATCAACCTTGGTCCTAATCGACCGTACAAAGATCCAGACACTGGCCTCTCCCGCGTCTTCATCGCCGCCAAGGTCACCGACAACCCCGCCCTCCTTCACAATGACCCCAACTACGTCAACCGTCTCCGCGCTTCAGGATCGCCGGAGCTGGTCCGCGCCTGGCTGGAAGGCGACTGGGATGTCGTCGAAGGCGCCTTTTTCCCTGAGTTTTCAAAGCCCAAGCACGTCCTCCCCAAGTTCACCATCCCCCGCGATTGGACCCGTTTCCGCAGCATGGACTGGGGCTCCGCGAGACCCTTCTCCATCGGCTGGTGGGCCGTGGTCCAGGACGACCACCCCCTCGACGGCCACATTCTTCCCAGAGACGCCATCGTCCGCTACCGCGAGTGGTACGGCAGCAAGGCACCCAACGAAGGCCTGAAGATCCCCGCCGAGACCGTCGCTGCCGGCATCCGCCAACGCGAGCTCGGCGAACAGATCGCCTACGGGGTGCTGGACCCAGCCGCCTTCGCCGTCATCAGCGGCCCAAGCATCGCCGAAACCCTCGCCCGCAGAGGTGTCTACTTCCGCCGTGCCGACAACGCCCGCCTTAGCATTGCCAAGCGGTTCGGCGGCTGGGATCAGCTGCGTTTCCGTCTCAGAGGCAACGACGACGGCCAGCCGATGATCTTTTTCACCGAGGATTGCCATGCTATCCTCCGTACGCTGCCGATGATGCAGCATTCCGAGGTCAATCCCGAGGACCTCGACACCTCAGCCGAAGACCACGCCGTCGATGAGGTCAGATATGCTTGCATGTCGCGTCCGTTCAGGCAGACCCACTTCCACGAGGCCAACCACGATAATCCGTTCTTGGTCGCCAATGCTTTCCGCCTCAAGGATCTGGATTGATGAGCCCCTTCAGCTTCCCTGAGAAGCCCAACAATTCCAACCTGGAGCTCTGGGAAGCCCGCCTCAAGGGCGCCCGCAAGGTCATCAACCCAGACCGTCCGCCCGACCGCAAAATCCGCCATTCGACCTGCGGCCTCAGATACACCGTCGACCCAAGAGGCATCTCGATCCCCTACGTCAGAGGCTATCCGAGTGGCTGAACCGTGGAAGAACCGCTTCACCGCCCGGTCCCCCAGCGGCTATCGGCTGCACCGCCGCACCGCCTTTCACTGCCAGGTTTGTGACGCCAAATGCGTTGCCGGCAATACTCTGGCCCGATATTGCAGCAAACAGTGTTACAACAAGGCCCTCTGGCGGCGACGGCGGCAAAAACAAGCCCTCCTGCGTCAGCAAGCCAAGGAGCTGTTTGGTGGCTAGAACCTTCGACGAGCACCCCAAGGTCTTCCAGCCGCTCAGTGCTGAGATCGGCAAACCGGATCGCGTCGATCTTCCCCAAGACGACAGCCAGCAGGACGACCCGATTGCCGAAGTCGACCGGGAATTTTGGGAGAAAGCCTTAGCCGACGCCGAGCGTGCCGAAAAGGATTGGCGCGCCAGAGGCCGTGAGATCATCCGCATCTATAGAAACGATGGATATTATACCCAAGCCGGCAAGAAGGCGCTGAATAAAGATATTGTTTTCAATGTCTTATTCTCAAATACCGAAGTCATGCTGCCGAACATCTACGCCACCCCGCCAAAGCCGGTGGTCAAGAGCCGTTTCGTCAGGAAGTCCGAGCCGGTAGAGCCGCCGCCGCCGCCGCCACCATTCCCTGGGCTGCCGCCCATGGGAGGTCCGACCCCCATGGAAGGTCCGCCCACAGGAGCCCCGCCGCCGGAAGTACCACCCCTTGGAGCCCCGCCCGGCGGCGGTGGTCCTCCTCCTGAGATGCTGGCACAGGGACCGCCGCCACCAATGCCGCCGCCTGGCCCCAATACCGGCGGCGCCATGGAAAGTCCTGATGTCAACATCAGGGTGACCACCGAAGACACCACCCCGCCGCCACCGCCAGAACCCGCTGCCCCGCCGCCACCGGAAAAGCCGGGACCGCCACTGCCGCAACCGCTGGTCGCCGGGCCGATGCAGCCGAAGCCACCGCCACCGGGGATGCCGACCCAGGAGGACGCCGAAACCGCCGCCGCGGTGATGGAAAAAGCCTTGTCGATCGTGCTGGACGACAACGACAGCCACGAAGCCGTCAAGGCTGCCGTGAAAGACCTGCTGCTGCCTGGACGTGGCGTCGTCCGCGTCCGCTGGAAGCCGCAGCTGCAGCCGGCGCCGGAGCCGCCAGCCCCCAACCCGATGGCAGTGATGGGCGCCCCCGAACTGCCTCCCCAAGAACCCGAGATGGTCAAGGCGTGGGAAACCGTCAACGACGAGTATGTTTACTGGGAGGACATCCTCTTCGACCCCGTGCGCCAATTCAGCGACACCCAATGGGTCGCCTTCAGACACCTGTTTACCGAGAAGCAGCTGCTGGCCGAGTTCGAAGACAGCGAACGTCTCCAAAAGCTCAAGGCCAAGGGCCGCATGGAGGATGTACTCAAGTGGACCGAGGAGGCCGCCGCCAAGAATACGGTCGGCGGCGGCGGCGCCATGAAGACCTCTGATAAGCTCGGCGACGTCATCAAGAAAGCCATGGTTTGGGAGATCTGGAACCGTGACAAGCGAGAAGTTATCTGGTTCATCCGAGAAGTCAGTGGGATCGTTCTCCGGGTGGACCCTGACGCGCTTGGGCTTTCCAACTTCTTCCCCATCCCGAAGCCATTACTTGCTGTCACCACCACCGACAGCCTCTTGCCCCGCCCGTATTATGACTTGTATCGACACCTCGCGACCGACCTCGACGAAACCTCCAAGCGGATCTCCGACCTAACCAAGAAGATCAAAGTCAGGGGTGGTTACAACGCCGCCAATAGAGATATTGCCCAACTCCTCTTAGCCGACGACGGCAAGATGCTGCCGATCGACGGCGTCGATCTGATCAATGGCGGTTTGCAAAACCACATCTGGATCGTCCCCATCCTCGAATGGGCCAACGCCTTGAGGGAGCTCTATGTCGACCGCGAGCAGGTCAAGGGGGCGATCTACGAGGTGATGGGCATTTCCGACATCATGCGCGGCAATTCCAACCCTTACGAGACCGCCACCGCGCAGCGCATCAAAGGCACCATGGGCACCAACCGCCTCGACGGCCAGAAGATGGTGTGCGCCAACTTCGCCCTCGATCTTCTCCGCATGAAAGCTGAGATCATCGCCAAGAATTTCGACGCCGCCACCTTGACCCGAATGACCAGCGAGGAGGTGACGCCTGCCGTCGAAGCCATTCTCCGCGACGACTTCCAGCGTGTTTGCTCGATCGACATCGAGACCGACTCCACCGTGCAGATCGACGAGCAGATGGAGCAAGAGAGCAACGCCAAGATGCTGATGGCGATGCAGGGCATCCTGCAGGGCGCCCAGGGCCTGCTGATGACCGGCGTTCTCCCCCCGCCGATGATCATGCAGTTCACCTTGGAGCTCATCAAGATGATGCTCCATCCGCTGCGCAACTCCCGCGGTGTCGTCGATTTGATCGACGGCTTCCAAGATCAATTGGCGGCGCTGGCGATGGCGCCGCCACCGCCGATGATGCCTCCGCCAGGCGGTGCCGCACCCGCTGGCGCTGGGCCACCGGGGGCTGGCCCGCCTGGCGCGGCGCCGCCCTCGGGCGGTCCACCGCAGATGAATGGCGGCGGGCCGATGCCGATGGGGCCGCTGTCGTGATCGTCGTCGGTATCCTATGGCTGCTGGCGGCGACCGTGCTGGCCGTCATCCTTGGTGGCGTGATCGGCGCCCACAAGCGCATCGACCGCATCGAGAAAGCCCTTCACCGGCAGCGCGTTGTCACCCGCCATAGCCACGGGATACCGGATCAGTACGTTCATAGGTCTATGAACAACCACTCTTGAAGAACGTTTGATCAAAGTGGCGGGGGCCACATCGAGAGGAGAACAATCGATGGCACAGCAACCAAAACCCGGCCAGGGCAACCCCGGTCAAAGTAACCCCGGCCAGACGAACCCCGGCCAGGGAACCCCAGGACAGGGGAGCCCAGGACAGGGGAGCCCTGGCCAGGGGAGCCCTGGTCAGGGTCGCCCCGGGCAAGGTGGTGGTTCCGAGCGCGATAGCGACTAAGCCATCTCACTCTCGGGGCGGCTCACTAAAGTCGCCCCGAAGTCTGTGATGAGCGCCACGCTCGACGGTTTCATCCTAATGAAGCACTTCGATATTCGTGCTGGAGAACAAGACATGCCGAACACCAAATCCACAGGCAAATCCACCGCCGGCCAGAAGATCCACGGCGCTCACTCGATCGAGACCGCCAAAGGCCGCGCCAACATCGCCGGCAAGATGGCCACCGACGGTGCCAAGCTGGCCAAGGGCGGCAAGGGCGGTTCACGGGCCGCCAAGTCGTCCAAATAAGATGCCTTCGACCTCGGAAAAGCAGCGGCGGGCAATGCAGGCTGCCGCTCACGGCAAATCCACCTTGGGCATCCCTAAAAGCGTCGGCAAGGAGTTCGCCGCCGCCGACAAGGCCAAGGGCTCCAAGAACCTGCCGATGAAGAAGGCGTCCTCCAAGGGAAAGAGCCGGCGGTGAAGCCCGACAACATGATCTGGCTGCTGGTCGCCGCTGCGGCGGTCATCGGCTTGGTCATCTGGTGGATCGTGTATTGAGATGCGCTTCGACAGGAACACCTACTTCAATCAAGTTCGCGATATGTTCGGTGGCGCTCTGACCCAACAGCAGGTCGACGGCCAGTCGGTGATCCTCGCGGTGTGGGAATACCAAGCCGGCGGCACGCCGATGGATGACATCCGTTGGCTCGCCTACATGCTGGCCACTGTATATAAAGAGTGCGCCATGCGGATGTGGCCGACCACCGAGTACGGCTCCCAGGATTATCTACAAGATCGTGAATACTATCCGTACATCGGCCGCGGCTTCGTCCAGCTGACCTGGGAAGAGAACTACGACCGCGCCAGTGCGGCACTCAGCCTGATCGACGACCGCGACCTGGTCAAACATCCCGAAGTGGCGCTCGATAGCTTGATCTCCGCCCGCATTATGTTTCGCGGCATGGCCGAGGGTTGGTTCACCGGCGCGCAATTGGGCGAGTTCTTCAATGACGACACCGACGACCCCTACAATGCCCGTACCATCATCAACGGCCACGACTGCGCCAAGGAGATCGAGGGCTATTACGACCAGTTTCTGGACGCTTTGCAGGAAGCCCTGATCGACGAAACCCCCGTCGAACCGGTCGTATGATACAGCGTAACCCTTACGACCCCGAGCCTGAGCTGCTGGCGCTGTTCGACCGGCACAATGTGGTGACCGTCTACGAGGCTCTCAGCGTCTACCGAGGCACGCCGCGCCAGTGCTATCGCTGCCTGCTGGGTCTGGCCCGGCGCGGTGTCATTAGAAGTCGTCACCCTTGGCCATCACCGTGGCGACCGCAATGGTCGGATCGTATCCGCCGCCAATGGGAGATTGTCTGATGCCGATCAAGCCGCCGCCCGACAAGGAAGACGCCGAGCCGTTCGTGCTGCCGCCGGTCAACGACGGTAAGAAGAAGCCCAAAGCCCCAGAGTTTGTGCCTCAGCTCCCCCCTGACGCACATGATGTTGCTAAATCAACCAAATGACCCCAGAGTGAACTGGATTTCGGTTAACACTGGGGGAAGTCTGAGATGGCCGACGTTACCGTCAGAAGCGCCAAGCGGAGCGATGACGGCTCCGTCACCGTCAAAGGCTCCGGTTTTACTAGAGCGAGCACCAACGTTCAGGTTGACGGCGTCGACACCGATTTCACCTTGGTTTCGCCGAATGAGCTGACCATCGACGCCGAAGACGACGCCAAGGAAATCCGCGTCCGCAAGAACGGCTTCGAAGCTTCCGCCCAAATCACCGACGACGACGGCGAAGACGACAGCGACGACGATAGCGATACTGGCGCCAGGACGGCAGCCGGTGCCGAAGCTGGCTCTGATGATAAAGGTGAGCGGCCCGACCCGGCTGCCGACCCTCAATCCAACGAAGGCACCGAGACCGGCCGCTACCAGCCGGCGAAGATCGAGCCCGGCACCGGGCCGGAGCCATACCCCATCAACACCAACACCAACGTCGGCAATCAGGTCGACCCGACCCGCTTTGGCGGCGGTGCGCAGCACGGTATTGCCGGCACCGGCGATAGCGAGGTGTTCACCACCTATGCCGGCGACGAAGTCTATAAGGCGTTCGTCCCGGCCGGCATGGAAGCTGCCCCGCAGGCGATTACGCCCGGCACTTGGCCTTCCCCGATTGATGGTTATCGCGCCGCGGTGGCTGGCGTTCCCCTGGTCGGGCTGATCCCTGTCGGCGACGAGAAGACGCCTTATCCAACTGGAGCGAGCCTCGGGGCTGGCAAACGTTTCTGGCTGCAGACCGGCTATTACAAGTCCGCGACCCCGACGTAAGGAGCCTAAAAGCGATGGCTCTCACGCCGCAGCCTCTTTTCAGAGCTCAAGACGTCGGCACCTCGACCGTGCTGGGTCCGACCGTGCCGCGCAATTGGCGGACCAAGTCGAACAAGATCGGCGACCTGACCGACGCCAACCCCAATGCGGCCAAGCCACGCTATACCCCAGCCGGCGCTGCTGCCGACTGGGCCGGCGGGGCCTACGGCGACGACGTCGCCCAAGCCCAGGCCACGGTCGCCCTGGCCGATAAAAACGGTGGCCCGAACCAAGCCAATTACGGCCCCCGTAACCAGGGCGACCGCTCCACCCTGCTGGGGATGCCGATCGCAGTGGATATCGGCCGCCGCCGTGGCGGTATCGGTCCCAAAGATCCCTATCCCGACAAGAACACCGCCGCCGTCGCCGCCCCGACCGTCACTTTGCTGACCCCGGCGACCGGCGTTTCCGGCCCGAACAAGCCGGTGATCACCGTCAAGGTCACCGGCACCGGCTTTACCGTCTGGTCCGTCGCCTACGTCGCCAACCAACCGTATGCGTCGAAGTACATCAGCCCAACCGAGATGTGGGTGCCGCTCGACCCGAAGCAGTCGTTCCCCGGCACCGCGACGATTGCGATCATGGATCACGGCGTCTTGAGCACCTCAGCCACCTTCACTTGGACCTGACGCCATGGTCGACGAGCCCCTCGCCAAGCCGGCGCCCGAGCAGCAAGTCGCCACTATCGTCACCGTCGCCAAGGACGAGCCTTATCCGACCGGCACCCCGGCGGTGACCAACATGGCCAACGTCCATACCCCCCAAGAGCGCACCGCTGGTCCGATCGGCACCAACGGCAACCTTTGGGAGCGGCAGAAAATCCAGAACCTCGCTGCTGGCGGGATGATCGCCGGAGGCGCTGCGGGAACGTGACTGTTTGGGTCTGGCGCGGCGGCCAGTTGGTCGAGAAACGGAATGCACCCCCGAAGGCCTATCGCTTCAGGGAGTACGAAAGCCCCATCGACGGGGCACTGATCACTTCACCGCGTCAACGCGAGCGTGATTTGAACAATTCGGGGTCGATCGACCCCCGGGATCTGCCCAAGGACCATCGCTGGTCGAACGGCAGGGAAGCCCAGAGGGAAGCAGTGCATGTTGCCGGATCAACCGGACGACAACTCGATTTCTGGCGTCGAGCCTGAAGAGCGTGCGCCGTCTCTGCGCGAGATCGCGGAAGCCGCATACGACGAAGGTCTAGACGACAGCGACGATGGTGACGACGGCCCCTCGGACCGAGGTGACGGCCGCGACCGTCGCGGAAGATTTGCGTCAAAAGAGCAGGCGCAAAAAGCGGGTGAAGCAGAGGCCGACGAACCTCCCAGCCCCGACCCATCCGAAGAGGCTCAAGACCGACCTGATCCAGCGCCGAAAGGGCCTAGCAATCAGCCGCCGGAGCACTGGAGCGCCGAGGATCGAGCCGCCTTCGACAGACTACCGTCCGACGCGAAGAATTTCTTCATGCGGCGGTACTCCGAGATGGAGGCCGATTATACGCGCAAGTCTCAAGCGAACGCTCAAGCAGTCCAAGCCGTCAATGCCCTCAATCCGATCTTCCAAGATCCTGACATCCAACGATCGATGCAGGAGAACAACATCAACGCCATCCAGGCGATTGGTGACTGGGCGCGTCTTCACAAGGGCGCCATCAGTCCTGATCCGCGGGCGAGGGCGTCGATCTTGTATGAGATTGCCGAGCGCATGGGCTTCGACCCAGCGAAGGTATTCGCCACAAGTCGCCCGCCGGAGCCGCAGCTTCCAGAGCATCTGAAGCAGGACCCGGCAGTCCGTTATGTCGCCGACCTCCACGGCAGAACGACCAGCGATTTGCAGGCTCTCCGTGCTGAACTCCATCAGTTCAGACAGGCTGAAACGCAACGCCTGGAGCAGGACGCCGTCAAGGTGACGCGCGGGTCGATCGACGCTTACGCGGATGAGAAGGACAAGGACGGACGGCCGCTCCGCCCCTACTTCGACGCCGTGCTGCCGTACATTATCGACGCCTTCCGCGCCAACCCGCAACGCGACCTCCACCAGACCTACGACGAAGCCTGCTGGGCTCACCCTCAAGTTCGCGAACAGATGCTGCAGGCGGAGCGAAACCGCGTCAGCCAGCAATACTCCAACGAACGAGCCAGGGTGGCGGCGCGTAGCAACGTCAGGGGTTTGACCTCCCCCGTGTCGAAGCCGTCGCAGGAGAAAAAAGGCAACGGCAGCCTCAGAGACACACTGGAAAATTCTGCAGACGAGGTTGGCTTCTAGATCCCTAGGAGCCGGCCATGGCCGAACCAACAGTCAACCAGTTAGTCGCTACAACTTTAGCGAACTATCACAAACAGTTCGCGGATAACGTGTCCAACAGTAACGCTGTGACGGCTTTACTGCGAGAAGGCAATAGAATTCGTATAGTCGACGGCGGTCGTAGTATTAACTGCCCTCTGACGTACGCGGAGGAAACATTCGCCTGGTATATGGGCACGGAACTACTCAGCCGTGCTGTCAAAGAAACGATCAGCGAGGCCGACTATGAGCCGGCCAACGCTGTTGCTTCCGTCACGTTATCAGGCCCCGATCTGGCCAAGAACAAGGGCCGCGAGCGCATCTTGAACCTCCTCGAGGGCAAGATGGATAACGCCGAAGCAACGATGAAGAATAACATTAC